TGATGCATTTTATCTATTTGATCCAACTGGATTATCAGCTACTGTAACGAGTACTACTGGGGCTGTTGAAGCTGTAGATACAAATTATGCAGCAACATATTATCCTTGGGTTAAGGTGGTTGATACTGCAGCTAGTAACGAACGTTGGGTACCACCTTCAGTTGTACTTCCAGGCGTTTTAGCTTTTAATGATAGAGTTGCCTATGAATGGTATGCACCAGCTGGATTGAATCGTGGTGGATTATCTCAAGCGCTTATGGCATATACAAACTTGACGCATTCGGAGAGAGATGAACTCTATGAAGGTAGAGTTAATCCTATTGCATCATTTCCTGGACAAGGAGTTGTTGTATGGGGTCAAAAGACACTACAAGGACTTCCATCGGCATTAGATAGAATTAATGTTAGAAGGCTGTTAATTGCTTTGAAGAAGTTTATTGCTTCTGCAACAAAGTATCTTGTCTTTGAACAGAATTCTATTGCTACTAGGAATAGATTCTTAGGCATTGTTAATCCTTATCTTGAGACAGTACAATCTAGACAAGGATTATCTGCATTTAAAGTTGTAATGGACGATTCGAATAATACTCCAGATATTATAGATAGAAATATCTTGTTTGGACAAATATACATTCAACCTACAAGAACTGCTGAATTTATTGTGCTTGATTTCAACATCATGCCAACTGGAGCAGCATTTCCTGAATAACTTTGATAAAACATAGTTAATGAAAAAAGCCCTGTCTAATGATAGGGCTTTTTTTGTGTCCGGACTATATTTATATATGAGACTTTTTGATATGAACTATATTTATAATTGATAGAATTAATTAGGAGAATTTAAATGGCTAATTTGATTTCAGCTGACGAAATTATGTTCGATGCATTCGAACCAAAAATGAAAGCTAGGTACATTATGTACATAGAAGGTATACCGTCAATGCTTTTGAAAAAGGCTGCTAGACCCAAAATTTCATTTGAAGATGTAGTTTTAGATCACATAAATGTTAAAAGAAAGATAAAAGGTAAAGGTGATTGGGGTGATATTAGTGTAGAACTTTATGATCCTATAGTTCCAAGTGGTGCACAAGCCGTTATGGAATGGATACGTCTTTCTCATGAATCTGTGACTGGAAGAAACGGATACGCAGATTTTTATAAAAAAGATGTTAAAATAAATATGCTTGGTCCAGTTGGAGATATTGTTGAAGAATGGACACTAAAAGGATGCTATATTAAAGAAGCTGATTTTGGTGAAGTTGATTGGACTAGCAATGATGTTGCTGGGATTACTTTAAGCTTACGTTATGATTATGCAATATTAGAATTCTAATCTGCAGTTATATTGTTACAGTTTATTACCGCCGGAGCCTCTATATTGTTTAGGGGCTTCTTTTTTTAGTTAAAAAATTAATATTTCATATATTTATATATACAAATCAAATTAAAGGTTTTATGATCATATTAGTAAACACCGTGGAGAAATATAATGGCTGATAAAAAAGACTATCAGTTTCCAACCGAAGAAATAGATTTGCCATCAAAGGGGCAATTTTATCCTCCTGATAATCCTCTTTCTTCTGGAAAAGTTGATATAAAATACATGACAGCAAAAGAAGAAGATATTCTAACTTCTCAGAATTTAATTCGTAAAGGATTAGTGATAGATAAGCTTTTAGAATCTGTTATTGTTACACCAAAAGTAAAACTGGGTGATATGACAATTGGAGATAAAAATGCAATTATGTTAGCAGCTAGAGTATTAGGATATGGTGCAAAATACAAAGTAAAGATAAATTGTCCATCTTGTACAGCAGAAAATATAGAAGAGGTAGATTTAGGAGAAGTTGAACCAAAAGATTTTGGATTAGATGGAAAAACAGAAGCAGATATGAGTTTTAAACTCCCAGCGTCAAAAAGAAAGGTTACATATAAACTATTAACACATGCAGATGAAATAGCAATCACTAAAGAATTAGCAGCATTGAAAAAAATGCAAAGAGGTGGTGAAAAGGTTGAACCAGAAATTACAACTAGGTTACGATATGTTATAACGTCTGTCGATAACGAAGAAGACAAACAAGAAATTAAAAAGTTTGTGGATAATGAATTTTTGTCTAGAGATTCTAGAGCATTTAGAGATCATTTGGTAAAAATGATTCCTGATATTGATTTATTTTTTAATTTTACTTGTGAAGCATGTGGATATTTTGAACGCACTGGGATCCCTTTGACGGCAGAGTTTTTTTGGCCTGCGGGCGACGGATAAGCCCGCTATTCACAAATCAGTTTTTAGTCTCGTATATTACGGAAGAGGATTTACTCATACCGAAGTATACAACCTACCAGTATTCTTACGCAATTTCTACATAAAAGAAACAGAAAACGCGATTAAAGCTCAAAACGAAGCAGAAGAAAAAGCAGCTAAGGGACAGAGTCCCTCCAGTGGTTCTCCAAAGATAAGAGGACCAAATATCAAAAGATAATTCAATTTTCTCTATATTTATAAACATAAGTTTATGTTATAATTAGTTGGAGAACAATCATGCCTAAATATATTATAAAAGAAGGATCCATAGAACGTTTTATAGAGAAAGTTTTTGATAATATTATTAAGAAGAATCGTCAAAAAAATATTAAAGCGTTAAAACATGATCCTAAATTAAAGGATTTAGAAAAAAAAGCCGCAAGAGCAGTTTCAGATTTTCAAGAATATATGAGAACTCGCGATATTGAGGGGGTATAAGTAAATGGCTGGTAATCCACCAAAGAAAAAAGCATCAACAGCTCGTACAAATAGTACAATAAATCCTGCCAGAGTTAAGGCGTCAATGAATCAAATAACAACTGAGTTTGGTAGTGGAGTTGGTGCAATAATAGATGGAATGCTTGGAGATTTAAGAAAGGGTTTTAGGGCAAATGCGTCAGATGCATCAAAAGAATTTTCAAAGAGTGCAGAAGAAATAATAAAATCTGCAGCAAATGCATTTTCTTCTATTGCAGACATAGGAACATCAGAATATAAAAAAATAGATTTTAAAGCTAAGATAGCAGATGCAGCTGAAAAAGAAAGACAAGCAGCTATGGGAATATTGACTATTGAAGGAATGTCAGCAGAAGAAGCAGCAAAAATGTATCGTACTCAAAAAGAAGCATATAAAGGTCTTCAAGCAGAAGCAGATGTACATAATCGCAGACATGATCTAATAATGCAAGGAAATGCAGGTATGGAAGCGTTTAAACAGACACTTATTGAAAGTGTGTCTAAAGCAAAGATATTTCTAACTAGTTGGGCTGGTGTGGCCGCTGGAACAGTAGCACTAAACAAATATTTAGGTGAAATGAGTAAAACTTTAGGTGTAAGTGTTGGTCAATCAACTCAAATGGTACATCAAAATGCATTGCTTGGTCCAATGTTCAAAATGTTTGGATTAGATGTACAAGCATCACAAAAAGCATTAATTGATAATTTCCAAAATATGTCTGATGTTACTCTTGAAAATGTTGGTAGAATGGGTTTACTTCAATTACAAACTGGATTATCAGCAGATCAAGCAGGAAAAGCATCAAGAATGTTCTCTCTAATCGAGGGAAGTACAGCTGCAGCTGGAATGAGTATGACACAGCAGGTTGCAACTCAAGCAGAATTAGCTGGAGCAGTTCCTGCTAAAGTTATAGAAGATATGACAGCAAACTCTGCTCAAATAGCAGAATATTGGGCTGGAAATGTTGAAAGTTTAACTGCAACAGCAATTCAAGCAAGTAAGTTAGGTTTAAGTATTTCTAATATAACAACAGCTGCAGGTAAAATGTTAGATATTGAAAGTTCTATTGCAGCAGAAATGGAAGCTGAAGTTCTATTAGGTAAACAATTAAATTTAGATAAAGCTAGAGAAGCAGCATTAATGGGAGATTCAGAAACATTAATGAAAGAATTAGTTAAAAATGCTGGAAGTTTAGAACAGTTTAATAGTATGAACGTTATTCAGCGCCAAAAATTGGCTGCAGCATTAGGAATTGGTGTTGGTGAACTTCAGAAGATGGTTCAAGAACAAGACTCTTTAAGTACTACAAGTGGACAAATAGCAGCTGCTTGGTCAAAATGGGGTCCAATAGTTACTACTACCGGTCCAGCATTAGCTAAAGCAGCTAATCAGGCTTTTAAATTAAAAGACAATTTAATGAATCTTCCATGGGGAAAGCTTGGGTCTATGTTTAAAAAAGGTAGTAGTGGAGCAGCAGATGCAGCAGCTAGTACAGCCGCTACCACAGGCGGAGC